CAGCTCCATCTGGCCATCGGCGAGCATCACGGCGAAGTCGGGCGTGTAGAACGTGTTGTCGGCCAGGCGCAGCTTGACGCCCTCGAACTTGAACCACAGCACCTTGCCCACGTAGCGCAGGGTTTCGAGGTGCTTTTCGTAGGCCTGCTCGGTCTTGTTCTTCTGGCCGGTCTTGAGGCGGCCAAGGGCCAGCATGCGGTTGTTGGTTTTGGTTGCGGTCATGCGGTGGTCCTGGTGCGGTTGGGTTGGCTGGTGGGGCGTGCTGGAGCGATGCGGCGGTGCCAGTCGCAGTGCTGGGGCGTCTGCGCCATGGCGGGCACGTAGCGGATGCAGCCCCCTCGGCCCTGGTAGTCGGGGATGCCTCGGCGGGTGCAGCTGGCGCAGGTGACCATGTGCTCTGTGCCGTCGTAGGGCTCGACGGTGATGGCTGGTTGCGGGATGAAGTACGGGCGCTTGCACGAACTCGAGGTGTGGCCGACCTTGCCGCACTTGACGCAGGTGTCTGTGGTGCTCATGCGGCACCTCGCCCGGTTTGCGCGCGGCGGCTCTGCCAGTCGAACGTGAGGCGCTGCGCGCCCGCCTCGGTCAGGCGGTCGTATGCGGCCTCGCCCAGCACCTCGATCACGCCTTGGCGGTCGAGGTTGGACAGCACGATGGTGGGGTGCACAGCCTCGTAGCGGGCATCGATCAGCCGGAAAAAGGCGTTCTGCGCGTTGTCGGTCTTGCTGGAGCGGCCGACCTCATCGAGCACCAGCAGCTGGACGCGAGACAGGCCCTTGAGCCACTCGTCGCGCTCCCCGAATTCCTTAGACCAGTAGGCGTCAAGGAACTCGGTCGCCTTGACCCGCAGCACCGTGAAGCGTTGGGCACGCAGGGCCTTGCCGATGGCCGTCACAAGGTGGTTTTTTCCTGTGCCCGGGTTGCCCAGCATGATCAGGCCACGGCCTGCCGCAAGGTGCCCCTTGAACTCGCTCGCATAGGCCTGGCAGGCATCCAGCACACGGCGCTGCTTGTCGTTCTCGACCTCGTAGTTGTCGAACTCACACGCAGCAAAGCGCGCCGGAATGTTGCAGGTGCTCAGCAGGCTTTCGGCCCGAGCGATCCGCAGGCAGTCCGGGCACCCTCCGGGGTTGTGGGAATAGACGCTGTCGCGCACCAGGTACTGGCCGTGCGTTGGGCAGTCGGCCATTTCCCGGAAATCGTCGAGCGCCTTGCCCGTGCTGGGAAGGCCAGGAAAGTCAATCTCGGGGATGTTCGAGAGGTCAAGCGGGTTCAACGGCATCGTGTCCTCCGTGGTTGCTCTGGCGGGCGGCTGGTCGGCTTGGCTTGGTCGCTTGGCGCGCTGCGGTCTCGGCGGCGCGGACGGCGCGGGTCTTGAGGCTCTTGGCCAGGGTGTTCTCCCACTGGGCCTGCGTTCGCAGTTCGCCAGGGCGCGTGATCCAGAACGCCACGAACTCGCCCAGACCTTCAGCCATGGCCACCTCGTCCCTGACTGGGGCACCCATCAGCTTTGCCTGAGCCTCAAGCCCAGGGCCTGGCCGCCACTCGGCCGTGATGGCGAAGACCTCGATGTCGACGCTGGCCTCGCGTGCTGTTGTTGCTGGTGTATTTACTTCTTCTCTTCTCTTCTCTTCTCTGGACCGCTTTTTGTCCGCATCTTGTGCGGACGGATTGCGCTCATTTCGCTTACGCTCAGTCTCCTGGGCTCGGCGCTTTGCAGACCTGCCGTTATGAGAGTCAAAGCGGGGTGTAGCTACGTAATCTGACCCAATTTCGAGCCAGCCGACCGCCTCCATGGCGGCGGAAATTCCGTCGCAGCGGACCTCATCATCGATCGCTTCGGCGGTGTATCCATCAAGCCGTCCGTCCTCCGAGTGAGTGTCAAACAGACACCAGACCGCAAACAGTCCGCCAATCACGCGCAACTTGTCCGCACGCAATGCGGACGCAATGCGGACAACTTTTGGGTGCGTCATCAAATCGGCGCGCATCTTGATCCAGTCACCGGCCATGGCTAGACCTCCACTCATTGACGGTCTTGCTGCCCTTAGATCGATTGCAAGGGCGACACGAGGTGGTCAGGTTTTCAAGGTTGGTCGAGCCTCCACGCGCTACTGGCTGGATGTGGTCTGCCTCGAGGAAGACGTTGCGTGCACCGCAGTATGTGCAGGTGTAGTTGTCGCGCGCGAACACGGATGATCGCAAAGCTGCCCACTCGCCGCTCTCGATTTCGAGCCGACGAATTACCTTTCGCATGCGGACCTGCTTTGCGCGCCACGCCTCGCGGGCTTTCTCGGCGACGACGGGGTGATACCAGCGGCCATCAGTGCACAGCAAGAAGCCACGCATGGCGCCAGGTTTGATCTCGGGCCAGGCCTTGTCGATCTTTCCTCGTGCAACATAGCCTGCAGCCTTGGCGATCCACCGGTCATCGTCAGGGATCGATGCGGCAGGGATCTGGTGCCACGCGGCAGCCCACAGCAGGACGGCGGCCCACAGCAGGACGGCGGCCCAGCATGCCTCGGGCGTTTCATTTGCGGCCAGCTCGCTGTCGCGCAGCCTGACAACGTCCAGAGGCATGAATGCGAAATCTTGCAGATCGCACTCGCTGGGGGTGAGTGGGGTGGGTTTGGTCAAACGAACAGCTCCAGGTTCTGCCCTTTGGTTGGCTCAGCCCTGCCCGCTGGTTGATCGGGCGCTGGTTGCATTGGGGAAAATGCTTCGCATTGGTCCAGTGCTTTGCAGGCAAGCAGCGTCCAGCCATGGCGTGAGTCGTTGATGTTGTAATCGCGCCCGCGATCGCCAATGCTCGCCGTCTGGTGGGCTTTGTGGTGGGCGCAGTCGCTGCGCCTAGGGCATGTCACACCCCAGGCGGCCCCATTGCATTTGATGATTTCGCCGCTGCTCACCAGGGTCTCCAGATCGTTGACGCGCCGGGCCTTGAATTCCGCTTGTGTCTCGAAGACCTGGCGGCCATGTGCATCGCGCAGGGCGCGGCCATCCGGCTGGTACCGGGCCAGCAGCCAAGAGGTGAATGGCTGGCCCATGGCGTCACGAACGCCGGTGGCATCCTGCGCTTCGGCCCAGTCGACGATTTCGGCGGGGCTCACTCGGCACCCCCTGAATACTCGGCTGGCCAGCTCGCTGGCATGACGGCGTTGAACCCCTTGAGCCCTGGGCAGTAAACGACCCACTCCCCTTGCGGCTCGGTCATGTGGCCGATGCTTGGGATGCCCACCTCAGGCAGAAGCTGATCGCCGAACATGCTGGCGGTCTGGGTGTCGCTGGTGCGGCGCGGCTTGGTCACACCTCACCCCCAATCGGCCCCACGCCTCGGGCGTAATCCGTGTGGGCGAACAGGGCATCGGCGTAGGGCTTGTCCAGTGCGAACTTTTGCCCATTGACCTCGATCAGCAGTCGACCGGTGCTGGTCAGCGCAAACTCGCAGTCGGCAGGGCTTACGGTCGGCTCGACCTCGTCACCCACTTCGGCAAATGGCTCGGCCGCTTGCTCGCTGGACGGTTGCAGGAGCTTCGTTGGCTCATGCTTCTGGGTGAGCCAGAGCGCAGCCATTGCGCCCACGTCCGTGGTGAACCACTGGACGTTGTAGGTGCCCTCAATCTTGGTTTTGTTGATCAGGCCGTGCTCAATGCAAGCTGCCAGGATGCCGCTCAGGCCCTTGTAGTCCTCAGGCTGGCCGATGGCAGACAACAGCGCGGGCGTGGGCAGCTTTTGCCCATGGTTGTCAGCCAGCGCCATGAGGCAGCTGTACGCCATGGTTCCCGCCTGGGGTAGGTAGCGATAAGGGGAGTCAATCATGTTTCAAGTTCCTCGATGTCGATTTCGTCCAGGCGGTCGCGCTCGTCGTCTCGGCGTGCTGCGGCCTTCTGGCCAGGTTTGAGTGAGCTGCGCTTACCAAGGTGAAAGCCGTGGCAGGCTGGGCAGCTGTAGACGCCCCTGCGGCTGTTGCCGCGTGACTTCTTGCGGGCGGTGTTGACTTCGTCGGCTTGCTGGTAGCTGTCAAAGCGGACCTTCCCGTCACAGCCCGAGGCGGCACTCCAGTTCTTGCCGGTGTGTCGGGCCATGGCGCTTACCCCTGCGACTCGATAGGCAGCAGCGGTGTGCATGCACCTGCAGGCGGGTGGCACTTGTCCTGCCTGACCTTGCGGCGCTGGTGCTGTGCTGTGCACTCGGCGCAGTAGTCCGGCACCTGGCCCCGGCACAGCTTGGCGCGCATGGATGCGTTGTCCTGGCTCTCGTCCCGAACCGACTCCAGATACAGCGTCCACTGCTGGCGATCGAAGCACGCAGGCGGGTTGGCAGACATGGCGGTGAACCATTTGGGAGGGGTGTCGTTGGGTGAGCCGAACGTGCGAGACATGCGCGCTGGCCGTGGCTCAGGCTTCGGACGCCTGCGGGTTTGCGTCGGCCTGCACGCTTGTGGGGGCAAGCGTGGCCACGGGCGCCAGGGCAGGGCGGGGTGCTGACGTGGTGATGACAGCGCAGTGCTTGAGCATCAGACTGCGCACATGCTCTTCACCCAACGCATCCAAGGC